CCCAGCGTGTCGCATCTTAAGATCACGCATTGCCCTTTGACTTAATTGCTGCTCACGAGCTTTAGCAAATTGCATTGCGCTCTGATTTCCTAGACCAACATTTATTTTGTCCAGGGCGCGTTGATTTGGAGATCTTTCTAGCATTACATTTGTTGGGTATCAACTGCACCCATTTGCGCTGGGGCTGTTCCTAGTCTACCAATCTGAGCATTCTGAGCTTGTTGCATCTGGAATGTGTATTGACCAACGTATTTCTGCAATCGACCAGCAAATGCTTCATCGGTCGCCGCGCGTTGTGCAATATCTGGTTGCTGAGTGTATTCCTGTATAACCTGTATAGCAATCTGCGCTCCCGCTGGTCTAGCTGGCATTTCGATACCAGCAAAGATTTTAGCCAAGTCATCTGTGACTTGTTTGACAACTTCTTCTTGAGCGCTTTCAACTGGCTGAAGAATAGCATCCGCCATTACTGGATCAACTGCACTGGCCGCAATATCTAAGAAACTATCCATGCTCATCCTGTTATTGGTATTGAACTGAGTGAGTTCCGCGAACTGCTTGAGTTTAGCCTGAACATTTTCTGGGTCCGTATTAAGGACATCGAAGTTAATTAATATATCAAAGTTCTCATCGGGGTTACCTTTGTTGAACACCTGTGCATCAGGTATACCAGTTACTCGGAAGAACACTTCATCTGGGCCGAATCTCTGGAAGCACTTGAATGACATCCTAAGAACCTCGGCTGTATGGCTAAGGAACTTGTCCACAAGGAACTGCTGGCGAACTGTACTCATCTGGGATTGCTCGTCCAGACCTACGAGTCGATCCGCAAGGTCCGTTAGATTAGTTTCCATCTCCAGGGAGCCTTGATTGTATGAGGGGGTTGGAGCGAAGTCCAGATCACCCTTACGGCGATATGGAATCATTCGACCTGGTCCCCAATCCGTAGGTGCCTGTCCTACTGGGTGAAGAATCGGGGGTAGGGTAGCTAGGCTGTTACGATCAATCCTGGAATCCTTTTCGACCTTTACCTGGTTCTGTATACCGCGAAGAATATCGGGGATAGTCTGGGTATCGTATAGGCGCTTAGTATCCTCAGCTAATCTAGTTACCACGACTGGGTAGTCCTCGTATCCGTTAAGTAATTCAAACTTAGCGTAACCAGGGGCAATTTCATTACCGCTGAATTCCTTGTGAAATACTGTGCAGTAAATGCCTTCGGATCCATCCTCTTCGTCAATCAGTCTCTGGTATCCGTAAACTATTTCAATAAGCTCGTCCGCTTCGTATGCATTGTCAGTAAGGCTTATGCTGCGCCTACCCTCCTGTTCGCGCTCAATGCTATCAATATTGACGCCCCTGTATTTAGATATAATGTAATCAACGAAGTCCTCATCCCATCCATCAGTAGATACTTTTGTTTGTAACTCCTGTGCTGTGTAGTAAGTCTTCCAGAAGCAATAAGGCGCTCGCTGAGGATCGGTAACATATGGAGGAAAAAAGAAGTCGCCGTCGGGTGCCAGTGTTTTAACTTCGGGAGAATTCACTTGCCGCTTTACAATCGGTAGTTCAGTAACCCCGTTCTTTCTCAGTTCTTTCAGTGCCTTCTTAGCTCTTTTCTCTGTTACTCCATCAAATGTGTTTTGAAGAAGGAGTATTAACTCCTCGTCCGAATCCCCTGACTGTATAGCCATTGCGGCCTCTGGGCTTATTTCTGCAATCTGATTCAAATCAATCAGTTGTTTAAAGGTTCTGTCCTCCCTGTGCCACCCGACATATGTAATTAATATACCGCGCTCCAGCATATAGTTAGCGCCCAGTTCCATCTCTCTATAAAAACGAGGGATGTATCCTGAGCTAACCATCCACTTCAAGAAACCTGAGACCAACTTACTTCGTGCTATGTCACCGCTTTCTACGGGGAAGGCTCGTACGTTTGCCCTACGCAGTGAGGACATGAACAATGCTACTAGTCGAGTAATTCGCTCATCTATGATATGGCACTCAATGTCAGATGCTCCCTCCCAGGGAAATGCATCAGCTCCGTGCTTTCGGTGATCCCTGGACTTACCTGGCCAGAAGTTTCTTCGTTCGTCGTAAGACGTTCTGCATAAATCAAAATATGATTCAAGCTCAGTGACCGTTTGGTCGTATGCTAAATTTAGTGCCTTCACATCGGGTTCATCCGACAGGTAGGTTAATGCCTCAGAAATATTGTTACTTATCATTAAGTCGTTCTTTTAGGGATTGTAATAGTCTCCACCATTGCGCTTTAGAGACGCCTATTTTATCATACAGGTCTTCGTGGGACATAGGTACCTTTGTCTCGTGCTTGACGTAGCGTTTGAGTATCTCAAATGAAGCCAGTCTATCTGAGTTCTCCCTGCACCAATTATGGTCCAAAGTATTATCAACTTTGCTTTTTTTTGACATACCGATAACTTATACCCTTTATATCCTCAATGGCCTCAAAATCAATCATCTTGCCGATGAACCTACCTTGTAACCTTCGGGGGATCATTACTGGAACCTTTTTCCCTATATCCTTGTTGTATACAAAATTATACCTAGGATTCGGGCATTCCGCAATTACTTTGCCTATATAGTTCTTAGGGATTATCTCATCTATAAATAACCCTTCCTTTATTATCTCCTGGCCCTCTTCGGAGATCCAGGTGTTCTTACCCCTGCCAGTAATGTATTCCTCAGGGATCTTTTCCAGGACAATACCTATAGCCTCCTCAAAGGTTACTTCGTATTCATTTGATAGTGCAGTTAATTTTACCTTAGGCATTAGTACCCTCCTTTATGTTTCATGGTTGTTTCCATACTGTAGTCCGAGAAGTAGTCAGGACCCATTCCAGCATTGGACATTCTTAAATATCTTAATGCGTCAAAGAAGTCCTTTAGTGCTTCGTCCGATTTACCTGATGAGTTATAGCTAATAATTGATTCTATTAAATTTCCGCAATCCTTATGCACATAACACCTGGGTTGGTTCGCTTCGTCAATTTCGTAGTCATGGTTATAAAAGAACCATTCGTCCAGGGCCGTGGCACCTACGGCCTCCGTCTGGCCATCTGAGGGAATAAAGCTCATGCCGTGGTCATAGAAACTTGTGAATAAGTCCACATTGTTCTCATTCTCTTTAGCAAAGAATCTGGAGTCCCCTATCCTCTCCATCACCTTTATACCCATGTCGTCCTCTATCTCGTGAAATAGCTCTACATATTTCTCAACATCGTAGCCAACCTTCTTGGACGCTGGGCCGTATCTCCACTTCGGGTCCCCGAACAGCGCCCACTCTCCGTAAGTATCCCTGTCGGGCCATTCTTTTCTAATATATATATTCTCTGCCTCCGAAACACCCGCCCATATACTAACGTAGTTCCTAGCAAAAGCTGGGTCCACCACCTGATACCAGGTTAATGAATCCACGGGAGGGAAGGATATTCCGTATTTATTGGGTTCATCGGATAGAACATTCACCTCAGGGCTGAAGTTAGGTATCAATGAAGTCATTGACTTAGTAGGTAACCCATAGGCTCGGACCATTATGGTGTCCTCACTGGAGTTCTTCAGATCTTTGGCTATACGATCATAACCACCAAAGGGGTTTTCGTCCGAGTGCAGATAAACAATACCAGCATCTCGTTCAGGGCTGTATTGCTTTACTGGGACCGCTTTATCCAGGAGTTCAGCGTTCCTGGTCTCAAGCGTCTCCGCTCCCTTTAAGTATTCGGATACGAAGGGCGTGTATCCATCAATAGGGGTAAAGCCTAGGATCATCTTGGAGTTCCTGGTAGCTAGGCGGAACCTAAGGGTATTAACAAGGGCCGCATCCCCTAGGTATTCGTCCAGCCATGCACCTATGTTCAGGCTATCAGCCTTCTTGAACCCGAACTCGAAACCCTCAAGGATAGTCTGGTTATTACTGAACTGCGTATAGGTCTTGAAATCTACACGGGTCCTGGTATCGGGGAAGATGAAACTAGAACCAGTGAAGCCATTCTGCATACTGAAGTTAATATAACCCTCAATACTCTTGGTCTTCTTTCTGAACTCCTTCGGCATCATCTCCCAGACCGCAGCCTGCTGCACCTTTACTGAGGTGTCCGCATTCTGGCTGAAGCACACAACGTGTCCGTCCTGGTTGCTAGTAACGGCCTCCATTAGCATCTTAGCACAGCCAGTGGTTTTACCACTTCTATTACCCCCGAAGGTTATGACCTCGTCGTAGTCCCGCATGGCGTCACGCATACGGCCCCACCCTGGTAGGTCAAAGCCATGACGCAAGGGGTCCGTCTCCGCCGCCAGGATTCTACCCTCGTGAGCTTCGTGCAAAGAAGCTAGTAACTTGGGGTCCGCTTCACCTAATATAACAATCTCTTCGTCAGTAGGGGACTCCAGGATTGGGTGCTTTGTGAACTCAATAGTCATTCCTCTTCTTCCAGATCATCGGGGTCAACGCCGAAGTCCCATTCAATCTCCAGGTTATCTTCCCGAACCTCGTATTGCATTTCGTTTATAAGCATCTTACCAGCTGGGAGATGGTTGTAGTCAAAGAATATTTCCCCCTCGGAGTTCATTACTATGAAGCAGTAGTTCTCAAAATGCTCTCCCAGGATTCCCCGAACCTGGTCGTAGATGGGGTCATAGCTATCATCTATGACTGACCTAGGCATCCTTTACCTCCGCATTGATTACCTTAGCCTTCTGGATTCTTTCCCTAGCTGCCTTAATGGTAGCCTCGTAGTCATCCTGGGTGAAGACCTTCCTGTCCTCGGTTATCTGTGTAGCCTCGCCCCGTGCAGTAAGCGCTTCTCTAGAAGCATTAGCCTTCGCTATGGATAA